TTGTGATATATCAGCAACTAGGGGTATGCCGAGGCTACTGGTGGGGGGGCCAATAGGTTATCGTTTCTCGACAGTTTCACTCTTTTTGGTGTTTCGTTGGGGTGTTGTTTGGCTCTGATTTTTGTGCGACGGATAGTTAAAGTTATACGCTTGGAGAGGGGGGGCAAAGAAAAGGTTGCCTTCAACTTGGAGACTCGCCACATGACCCTCACCTTCCTTCCTTGCCAGCAAGCCCGCCTGCGGGCGCGCTAGTAACACCACCGTTGGCGGCACTCAACAAATAGTAGTACGTTGCTCTCCCCCACAGTTCCCGTCCCCACGGAAGGTCGCCGTAGCCAATTTTAGCCGACACCTTTGTTCGATGATTTGTCGTTCATCACGCTGCTTACCTATTTCAAAGAATAGATACCAACCCAGGTTCCCCTGTTTACGCCCCGCCACATGCAACCGTGGTACAGCCATGCTTGCCTCGTGTCTCCCGACATGAAGGTCTTGATGAAGTTGCAACAGATAATAGCATCATTTATGTTATTCTTGCAACATGCACAAAAAGAATGTTGTCAAACCAACCATCGATTGGAACAGCAACCTCGATGACTTCAAAAACGCTGCAAAAAATGTTGGTTCAGGAGTAAACAGTTTCCTTAAACCAGGTGGTGGACTTGACACACTCACAGGCGCAAACGACGTAAAACGATTCATTAAAAACCCATCACTACCAAACCTTGGTGGCGTAGCCCTTTCAGCAACCCAATATGTTGGCGGACCAGCAGCACAACAAATCGCACGTGGCGCAGCAAACGCCGCACGATACGCCGCACGAGCCCTCCCAGACGAAGCAAGTCGAATAGTAATAAGAACGTTGCGCCTCGGAAACAACACAGGACAACTCAACACCCTACAAAACACCACCCGCCAAATCGCTGGGCGTAGCGTATCCACAGAACGTGTTGTCAGCCCAGCACAAGCCGCAGCAGGACGCGGACTTGCAGCATTTAACGAAACACGCCCACTCACACAAGGTCGCCTAGAAGGTTTAGTAGCAGGAAACATGCTACGACAAATAGTTGTCAACTCAAATAAAAAAGACACCAAAAGGAAATAGTTTATGGCACCACGTAAACCTAAAAAAAATGAGGCTACCCCACCAAAAATTGACTGGTCAGGCAACCTCGCAGATTTCAAAAACGTTGTAGCAAACACCAAACCAACCCAATCAGTACAACCATTCGTTGGGAAACGCACGGGAACACAACGCCCAAACCGTGGACCAGACACAGGCATGTTCGCAGGGCAAAGCACACCACTCGGAACCGCAATCGGACTCACCGACACCTCAGCAAAAAAAATTGTTGCTACCGCTACTTTGGCTATTGGTGCTGGTTCAATACCTAAAATTGTTACATCTGTTGGAAAATCTGGACTAGCCAACCAAATTCTTAATGCTGTAAAAAAAGAAGAAGTAATTGTCCACGGTTCACCTACCGCTGGTATCAAAAAACTTGAGCCTCGTGTTGCGTACAAGGGTGATGAACATGGTCCACAAGTATGGGGTATGCGTGTTTCAGACACTGGTTCTAGCGCAAGAGAAAACATTGGACATATTGCTCAATTTACCGAAAAGTATGGTCGAAAATTTTCTGGTGAAGACAACCAAGGTTCTATCTATGTTGCCAAAGTCAAAATTCGTGACACCAACCTTGTACCAAGCAAACCAGAAACTGGGTTATCAAAAGTGGACCAGTTCAGACAAGCAAATGGTATGCAAGTTGCAGCAACACCACGCCCTATAATCAAGTTCAACAAACCAACTATTGTACGTTCATCATCACCTGCTAAAGTTTTTGAAGAAATACCGTTAGCCAACAAATCACAGGCTGACCTAATTGGTGAATTAACAAAAACTTTGAAACGTGCTGGCGTTAAACTGCCAAGGAAGTAGTCTTTTTCCCCTATGGGAACTAAACGCAAAGTAGCACCAGAAGACAAAGCCAGATTCTTCGCCGCAATAGCAGCAGGCTCAACAATCACCGAAGCCTCACGCATCGCAGGCGTACACATCAACACAGGCTCAAACTGGTTAGCCAAATCCAAAGCAGCCAAAGCAAAACTAGACCAAGCAGTCCTAGAAGCAACCAAAGTACGAGCACGCGGCGGCGGCGTACAACACAAACAATACGAACAAGACCTCGACGAAGCCACCAACCTACCCCCAGCCATCCCACTCGGACGACTCTGCCCAGAAGCACAACGCGGCTTAGAAGACTTCGACTTCTTCCGACGCTACTACCTAGGACGAGTCCCCTCACCATGGCAAGTAGAAGCCGCAGTAACCCTCGTAGAACTCTTAGAACACCCCGAAAAAGAATTCGTAGTCCTCAACGTCCCACCAGGCGCAGGAAAATCCACCCTATTCCACGACGTAGCAGTATGGGCAATCGTCCGCAACCGTGCAATCCGCGTCATGATTGGCTCAATCAGCCAAGCAATGGCAAAACAATACTCCCGACGCATCCGAGAAACCCTCGAACGCCCACAACCAATCAAACCAGACCCAGAAATAGTCAAAAAAGGCTTAGCAGTAGACGCAGAAGGATGCCTTTCCATCGACTACGGCAGGTTCAAACCCTCCGACAAAGGCGCATTATGGCGTGCAGAAGAGTTCGTAGTAGAACAACTAGACGGAAACGGGCTAGACAACAAAGAACCAACCGTCCGCTCCTACGGAATTGACTCAGAATACATCGGACACCGCGCCGACCTCTGCCTATTCGACGACGTAGCATCCGTAGACAACGCCAGAGAAGGCAACACACGCGACAAAATGCTCGAACGCTGGGACCAAGTAGCCGAAGCACGCGTAGACCCCGCAGGACTCCTCGCAGTAGTAGGACAAAGACTCGGTTCAGGCGACCTATACGCCCACTGCCTCAACAAAATCTCTTACGAAATTGACGAAGCCGACTACGACGGCATGGACATGACCACCCCAGAGTCTTTAGCCGCCACAGAACCCACCAAAACCCAAAAATATAAGCACATCGTCTACAAAGCCTATTACGAAGAACTTGACACAGGACCAAAATCACGTCGCTACGACGCCAAACCCTACCCCGAAGGACCACTCCTCGACCCACAACGCCTCTCATGGAAAGATTTGTCCTACATCCGCTACTCAAACCCAAGAACCTTCAAAGTTGTCTACCAACAAGAAGACGACGCAGACGACGCCAACCTAATCTCACGAGTATGGATAACAGGAGGACTCGGACCAGACGGAGTTCTCTACCAAGGCTGTATCGACAACGACAGACTCCCAGGACAAATCCCAGAAGGACTCGGACCACCCGTAATATCCATCATCAGCGTCGACCCATCACCATCACAGTTCTGGGGAATCCAATGGTGGCTCTACCAACCCCACACCAACCTCAGATATTTGATAGACGTCGAACGAATCAAACTCACCGCAGAAGAACTCCTCGGATACGACACCACCACAAGCGAATACTCAGGAATCCTAGAAGACTGGACCAACCGTGCCTTCGCCTACGGCTATCCCGTATCACACATCGTTGTAGAAGTAAACGCAGCCCAACGATTCCTCCTCGCGCACGACTTCGTACGCAAATGGCAAACACGACAAATGGTCAACATCATCCCCCATACCACTAGCCGAAACAAATTCGACGAAAAACTCGGCATCGAAGCCCTACTCCCACCCCTTTACCGTGCAGGCGCAGTCCGACTCCCATCCATGCGCGGCAACTGGAAAACACTCGCACTCGTAGACGAACTCACCAAATGGACACCAGACAAAAAAAACGGTACCGACCTCGTAATGGCAAACTGGTTCGCAGAACTACACTTCCCCAACGTCAGCGGAATCAAACTCCCACCACGACAATGGCGACCAACATGGCTTCTACAAGGCTAATATAGTACAGTTGCGTTAGCCATCAAAAAATTAAGGAGTTTACTCTAAGTGCTATCCGTCGAACAAATTGTCGAACTATATAACACACGACGCGAAGCACAAGGACCTGTCCTGCGTCGCATGCGCGAAGTCCGCGACCTCGCCAACGGCGACGTGGTAATCCCACTCTCAGAACTAGACCGCAACGCACGCACAAACGTAGCGAACCTACTCATCCAAGGGTTAGACCAAACCTCAATGCGCATCGCATCAACCATGCCAATGCCATTCTTCCCCCCAGTAAAACAAGGCAACCTTGACTCCCAAGAAATGGCACGACTACGCAAAAAAGTAGTCCTCTCATACTGGGACCACAACAAAATGAACCTCAAAATGCGTCGACGTGCACGCCACTTCCTCGCATACTCCAGCGCCCCAGTAATGCTCCGACCAAACTTCGCAAAACTACAACCAACCTGGTCAGTACGCAACCCACTCGACACCTACGCCGCACCATCAGAAGACCCAGACAACCTAGTACCAGACGACTGCATCTTCACCTACACGAAAACCGCACAATGGCTCATCGACTACTACGGTGAACAAGTCATCGGCAAACTCCGCATGGGACGCGTCACCTTCGACACCAAATTTACCATCCTCGAATACGTCGACGACCAAGAAATCGTTATCGCCGTCATGGGTGCACCAGTCTCAGAAGGACTCACCCCACCAGAACGCGCAGGCTTAGAAACAATCGAACTAGAACGCATCCCAAACCGCACAGGCATGCCACTAGCAGTCGTACCATCACGCATCACCCTCGACCAACCACGCGGACAATACGACGGCATCCTCGGAATGTACTTCACCCGCGCACGCCTCCAAGCCCTCACCGAAATCGCTATCGAACGCGGCATCTTCCCAGACGAATACCTCGTATCACGCCCAGGCGAAAACCCAGAAATCATCCAACTCGCAGACGGCAAAACAGGACAACTCGGAGTAGTCAAAGGTGGAGACATCCAACAACTACAAACCAACCCAGGCTACAAAACCGACACAGCCCTAGACCGCCTCGAACGCCAAGAACGACTCGAAGGTGCAATCCCAGCAGAGTTCGGTGGCGAATCAGGAACAAACATTCGCACAGGACGCCGCGGCGAAAACGTACTATCCGCAACAGTGGACTTCCGCGTACAAGAAGCACAAGCAGTATTCGAACAAGCACTTTACGAAGAAGACAAAATTGCAATCGGAATCGAAAAAGCATACTGGGGAACACAAAAGAAATCATTCTTCATCCCAGGACGCGTATCAGGAGGGATGACACATTATGTTCCACTCAAAACATTCGAAACAGACTTCCACTATGTCACCTATCCGTCATCTGGTTCAGACGTTAACGGTCTTATCGTTGGTCTTGGTCAGCGTCTCGGTACTGGTCTCATGTCTAAAGAATCTGCACGCGAAGCAGACCCACTCATCACAGACCCAGAACTGGAAAAAGACAGAATTACCGCAGAATCTATGGAGGCAGCCCTACTGTCTTCCATTCAAACACAAGCCGCAGACCCTAACGGACCGTATCAACCAGATGATTTGGCGTATCTCACAATGCTTACCGTCGAAAAAAACGTTCCCATATATCAGGCAGTGGCAATGACACAGCAACGCGCACAAGAACGCCAAGCAGCGATGGCACCACAAGGCGCACCAGAAACCATGCCAGGACTAGCAATGCCAGGAATGGGAGCAGAAATGCAACCACAAGCACCACAAGGACCACCAAACATTCAAGGATTACTTGCACAACTTGGCGGTGGTGGCGCAGCAGTCACACAACAACCAAACACACCAGGCGCAGTTCTATCTCTAGGGGGAAGACTATAAATGGCAACATACCCAAACCGAACCGACCTACAAAACCCAACAAAAAAAATGGCGGTAACAGCAGCACCAGGACAAACCTACGGTGAAGCAGGCGCACAACGCGCCGCACAACAAGCCGTACCAATGGGAACACCACAAGCACCCGTCGTAGCCCCAGGTTCACTTGGACAATTAGACCGACCAACAGAACGCCCACTAGAACCAGTAACAGCAGGCAACCAACTCGGAGCAGGACCAGGCGCAGAAGCACTCGTAACACCATTGCCAGACACACTGATGGCAGGCGGAAAACAAGACCTTATCAATCAAGTACGATACGTGTACTCAAAATACCCAAACACCGCAGTACTACAACTCTTACTTGAATTAGAGAACCAGCCCCTCACATGAGAGAAACCATTCAGCAACTCGAAGCAGAAGCCCGCGCCGCAGAACTAATCAAAAAACAAAAAGAACAATACCCGTACAAGTTCACCGCGGACCATGCAGAACGTTTAGCAAAAGCAACATACGGCGGCTATTACACCAACCCAGAAATCACCGCAGCAGTAGGGCTATCAGAAACACCAATCGATACCTCACAAATTCACATCAACTCGCAACGTCAAGCGTTAGCGCACAGCGACGCATTACGCAGCAGACAAAACATTCCTGTTGGCTCCAAGCCAGACACGCAAGGCGCAGAACCAGAGTTCACCCTTGCTGACCTTTTGCGTATCGCCCCACAAGAAATGGCTGTACGAAAAGACAATCAACCAGAATGGTGGGACAAAGTAGACCCAACATGGGACAACGGACTTAACTGGCGCGCAATCCCAGTACCAGAAATCAAAGACGCCTCAGAACTGATGAACTTGCAAGAAGTTCAAGTAGTAAAACTGTATCTGTCTAAAACCCCTGAAGAATGGAACGCTATTCCAGGAATGATTGCACAAGGCACTTTCGATATTGAAGGTAATCGAACAGGCAAATTTGATGCACGTATCGACTTGCCAGCAAAGTTTGAAATTTTTAAAGACTTAATGCTTGCCCGCGATTCGTTGTCAGGAATTCCCACAGGACGACTAGACCGAGCAATGGGCGGGCTACAACAATCCTTTTTACAAGGTGTACAAAAAACAGGAATGGTTCTCGGAACACCTTTCAAAATTGCAGGGTTCTTTGCCCCAGACCATATCGGTCCAGCAGGCGGACTAGAAATCGAATCAGCAGGAATAACAATCCCAACACGCATCAGCGTAAAAGACATCATAGGGAAACCTGTTCGCGCAGCAAGCAAAACAGTTGCCACGGGATTTCTGTCAGCAGCACAACTAGCAAAAAACACCATCGAATTCAGGATTAATAACCAAGGTGGAACAATTGGGACATTCACGGTTCCGTTAGCAGACTGGGACAAATACCAAAGCCTGGTTATTGAAGGAAACATCCTCACCCAAATCGCTAAACAGGCTATTACCGAAGGTCGACTCGACGTTGGTGGAGGATTCTTCCCAGAAGGGAAAGCCGCCGAAGAAGCACGCAAAGCACACGACGCAGGTCTACCAAAAATTGCTGGAAAAACATGGACACTTGGTCGTTACGCTACAGAACCGCTAATTCAAGAAGGATACATTGACAGAAACTCTTACACCGCATCCGTGCTGTCGGGAATCATAGACGGTGCATTCACCGCAGCAACCGACATATCGGTATACGGTAACCCTGTAAAAAGTTTGATGAGCAAGTTCAACCTTGAACGAGGTGCAGCAACAACATTGCTAGAGGGTCGCGCAAAAGACATAGTTTACGAACAATGGCGCAAAGAGCGTTCAGCCGCAGGCTTGTCAACAGAAGCAAAAGAAGTTATCGACATGCCATGGGGCAGCGTCGAAGACTCAGGCGTGGTCAAAGAATACTTTGGCATGCTGCCACCTGGCTCAAAACTAACCGACGATGCAGAAGCAGCAGCACAAAACCTGGCAAAAGAAACCATCGGCGGACAATCACTTGTGCCATTTGATTCCCCACCATTACCAGTTCCCTACAGGGCTCCAGGAACAAGCATTGAATCAATCAAAGAAGGTTTTGGTTTAGTAAATACCGCTGACGGCAGATGGCGTTTCGAACCAACGAAAATTGACGAAATGCCATTCACCCGCGACGGCAAAATAACTTTAGACAAACTCGCATCTTTCGATAACGCGGGAGAACTATACGACTACTTCCTAGGGAATGTCCCAGTAGGTCTTGCAGTAAAAATCCAAGACGCAGTAGACGTTGCACGGGCAGCAAACAAAGCAGTAGACCCTAAAGAAATCCACACCATCCTCAAAGAAGGCGTGCTATCTGGCGACCCGTTCTACAACATCCGTGAAGTCCCAGGCGTAATGAAATCATGGGCAACACAAACAGGACCACGCATCGCACAATGGTCATCTGGCGCAACACGCCAATTTGCAAACATGCCAAACAGCACATTCTTCTCCTTTGATGACCCATTGGCTTCCATCAAAGACATGAACAGACTCATGAACGTGATGAAAGTTCCTAAAAAGGAACGCTACGAAATGCTGTCAAAAGCCATGAAAGTTGTTTCTAACGGCGAAGTAGGCAAGCGTTTTGAACTAGCCGATATGTGGATGGACACCGTTGTTCGACCATCGCTATCAAAAAATGGTGTACCTGACGAATGGATTAAGGGTGTTACCAAGTGGTCTGGATGGTCAGACGGAATCCTTCAATGGACATGGGACGCAATCGGAGAAGGCTACCCTGCATCATGGTTGGCTGAAGGAAGCGCAGACGTAGTGCGTTCAACCGATTTCATGATGAAAGGTTTCATGATGGTTTCACCAGAAAACCTGAAACAAGTCATTCGTGAAACAACAAACCTATGGAAAGTGTTTGAACCATTTAGAAAATATCCTGCTGTAAATAAACTTCTACAGCCAACAATGTTTAACGCGCTAGAAAAATTCCAAACAGGTTACATGAAGCCAATTGCTCTTGGCGCACCATTGCCTATACGGATGGTTACACGAATCCTCCCAGACGAACTACTACGTGTTGCAGTAACAGAAGGAATAAGCATCTCATCCTTGCACGCTTTGGGCTATTTGGGTCACGTGAACATGAACACATTTGGTGTAGCGATTAAGTCTGGCAGGGAAATACAAAAAATAATGCCACAAATAGAACACCTTGATGACCTTTATGCAAACCTCAGACGGGCAACAAACGCGGGCGATGCTAACGACATAAGAATTTATACCGAACTGATTAACACTTTTGAAAGCAAGTACGGCAAAAAAGCAGACTTGCAAAAACAAATTCGCTTGTATGAACAACGCCTTGATGAGTCTTTGCCAGGTAGCGGACGTAACGTCGCTGAACTTTCTAAAGGACTCATGGCAGACGAACGTGTAAAGCCAGGTGTTTTGAATTACGAACGCCAGATTCGTGGCACCGCAACCAAAGACATTGCATACGACATGAATGGCAACGCCATCATCAACCCTGATTCACCTGCAAACAAAAACTGGGTTAAAGGAACCGCACGTGACATCGTGCAAATGGCAGACACCCCAGAATACCGCGAAGTTGCTAAAGCCATGCTCGCTGGTGGTTCAAACGATGTAATTCAATTACCAAATAGGTTCCTTAATGGGGACCTAAGAGACGTATTTGACGCTATTTATGCCAAAGCATTGCGCAACCAAGGCGTTGATGGCATGAGCAAAGTAACCCCACTGAACTCGATTGAGGGTAACTCTGCTTGGGTATACACAATTTACAACGACATTCTCACCCGAACGGGTGGTGACAGAACCGCAATCGGTGCCATCGCAACTGGCAAACTCGGAACAGAATCTATTTCAAGCGTCAATGCGTGGAAAGTTAAAACATCAACCGCTGTAAACGTGTATGAACCAACAAAATCATTTAATGATTGGGTTGGAAACAATCTTCTACAAAACGAGAACACTGGCAAAAAAGTTCCTTTTGCCCCAACAGAAGCAGTCGCAAAAATTAGAGAAAAAGAACGACTTTTCACAAAAGCATTTGGTTTATACCGTTACACCTCAGCAAAGTATGCTCGTGGACCATTCCAGCAATACCATAAATGGCGTCGCATTATTGAACTTATGCCAGCAATGGACCCTAAAGAAGCAGCCAAAATGGTTGCCGCATTAGAAAAAAGCGATGCTGCCGATTGGTTGCAAGACTCAGTTCGTGCTGCTTTACCACGTGCAAATGGCACGGTAACACGTAAACAGGTAGAACTGCTCGGAGAAATGCACGGGCACCAAAAAGTTGATGAAGTTCTTTACAACTATGAGAACCGTTCCTACTTTGGTTCACGACACTCAATCCTGTTTGGGTTCTTTGACGCTTGGAAAGAACAATGGGCGGTATGGGCAAGGCTCATGGCAACCAACCCAGCAACCATCGGCAAAGCACAACTCCTTGGTCAAGGCTTAGAAGAAACAGAACTACCTGAATGGGCTGGCGGACAACCAGGACGAGGCATCATCTTTACTGACGAAGACACAGGTCAACAAGCAGTAGCCCTACCATTCTCGCGCGAAGTGTACTCAATGTTTGGGTTAAACGCCGAAGAAAGAATCCAAACGAAGAATCTCACCATGCTTGGCTCAGCCGTACCAGGATTCTTCGGTTTCGGTGCAATGATTATGGACTCGATACTTCCAAAATCGGAAGCATACGCCAACCTTCGAGCAACAGTATTCCCATTTGGTGACCCTGCTACCCGTTCACAAATCGCAGACTACCTAGTCCCAATGTGGGGTCAAGGTTTAACTGGGGCAATATCCTCACGCGGACGAGACATAACTTCAACAGACCTGTTTGCAAACCTTCAAGCGTTAGGTGCGACAGAAATGAACGACAACATTCGTGCATCAACGCTCAATGCTGTACTTACAAACATTGCATCAAATCGTAGTGGTGTTCCAGTAACAGCACAAGACCGCGAAAAGATTATTGAAGACGCAATTAACAAAACAGACTTGCTTATCAGCCTGAAATCGTTCTTCAAAATCTTGCTACCTGGCGCGTCAATGACCAAATACTTTACGCAAATCGGTGCAGAAAACGTGACCACAGGCGTAGTAATGGATGACCTGCGTATGATGACCGACAAAGCCATCAAGGACGGCGGCACATACACCGATGGTGTGGCAGGCTTTCTTGACAAGTACGGTCCAGAAGCCTGGATTTATTTGGCTGGCGGCAGTGAAGCAGTCCCAGGATTAGCACCAACAAAAGAGTTTGCTCAATGGCAAATATCAAACCGTGGATTACTTGACAAGTATCCTTTGGTTGCTGGTTATCTCGGACCACAAGACGGCGAATTTGATGTCAAAGCGTACAGCGCACAGGGCGCAATTGGTTTGCGCAAGCCGCGCGACATCGAGAAACGCCAAGAAAAGGCGTTAAACAGTCTTGCTTGGACCTCATACAACTATAAAAAAGACATGCTTATCAAATCGGGTTTGGCACAAGGCTTTACCCCGTCACAAACGATGCGTTCTGAAGACTATTCAGCACAACTTAAAACAGAGGCAGATTTACTAAAACAGCAGTTCCCCATGTGGAACCCGTCCGCTACCAAAGGTGAAAGCGAACGAGAAATAACCAACCAAATTATTCAGATTGAAAAAATGGTTAAGGACAAGAAGGTTCTTGCCACA